GTAATGAAGATGAAACTGCTAAAAATGTAGTTGCGGATTTACGAAAAAAAGGGCATAATGTGAATCAGACCGAAAAGGTAGAACCAATGACCTTGAAGGCATTTGTTAAAGAACAAATCCAACAAGGGAAGAACGTTCCTTCCGATATATTCGGCGTTTACGTTGCAAACAAAACAAAAATAACCACGAAGGAGTAATCATGGTACAAGCACAAACGAAAACGACTTCGGCAAAAGCTGAAGTTGCTATAAAGAAAGAGGCTCCACTGCCAGCGATGTTAGATTTAGAATCAGCATCAGGTCAGGGTTCGGAGTATGTCACAGCACGTGACACTAAACTTCCAATACTTAAAATCTTATACGCTAATTCAAAAGTATTAGATGAGAGTGATGGCAAGTATATTGAAACTGCAAAACAAGGAGACATCTATAACGAGACAACAGGAAACCTTTACAAAGGTAAAGAAGGTGTAATTGTTGTTCCTTGTTTGTATATCAATACATTTAATGAATGGAAAGATAGAGGAGATAGTCCAGGTCGTCCTGTAGGAATACATACAGATCCGTCTGTAATGGCACAAACTTCTAGAGGAGATGACTTTAAGGATAGATTACCAAATGGTAATTATATAGAAGACACTGGTAATCACTTTGTTTACATATTGGATAAAGAATATAATCCAATTGAGACAGCGTTGATTGCTATGAAGTCTACTCAAAAGAAAAAATCTAAAACTTGGAATTCTATGATTCAAAGTAGAAGACTACAAGGTAAGAAAGGTTTCTTTTGTCCGCCGTCATGGGCAACTAGCTATAAATTAACTACAACTAAAGAATCTAATTCTGGTAATAGTTGGTATGGTTGGATCGTAGAGTTTGATAAATACTTGAATGATCCAAAGTATGCAAAAGTACTAGAGATAACTAAAGCATTTTATGAAAGTGCTATGAAGTCAGATATCTTTGGTAAAGTTGATTTTGGTAAAGAAGAATCTCAACAAATTAAACAAGACTCAGAATCGGTTCCTTTCTAATGATCGCATCGCAGTTATTAGAACTGTTTGAAGGCGATTCGAGTCAATATCTTCTGGTCACTTTAAATGGTGGCCAGAAAGATAATGGTAAAAGAAATGCCGACTATACAACTGTCTATAAGGCAGTAACGGCGGAGCTTTGGCAAAAGCATTTAAATGGAGAAATTATAATTGGTATAAAACCAGAAGTTAATGATAAAGCAAAATGGGGATGTATTGATGTAGACCCTAGTAGTTATAAAGATTTTAGTGAGAAGAAATTCGTAGATATAATCAAACAATATAAATTACCTTTAGTTCCAGTTAAATCTAAGTCTGGTGGTTTACATATGTTTTTATTTTTAAAAGATTGGGCAAGTGTAAAACAAGTTAGAGAAGTTTTAGATAAATGGAATTCTAAATTCTTTATGAGCAAAGAAGTATTTCCTTGCAACAAAGCTGTTGGAATGCCCTACCATAAATCAGAAAGAGCAGTTGAATATGCATGGTCAGATAATAATGATGCATTATTAGTTGGTGGAATGATAGAAGAAGCATTTAAAAAAAGACATTCTATAGAAGACTTATTAAAATTTAAAACAGACGAATATGAACCAGAAGAAGGTTACAAAGAATTTCCACCTTGTATACAAAAATTATTAAACGATAAATGGACAGGAGATAATAGAAATAATATTTTATTTAACGCTGCAGTTCTTGAGATGAAAAAATCTGAGGGACATATAGATAAGAAAGGTTTAAAAGAAATTTTACTTCAAAGAAATCAGCAGATGTTTGCTGATCCATTAACAGAAAAAGAAATCGTTGGTACAGTATTAAACTCTGTATTTAAAAATAATTATACTTATAAGTGTCCACCTAAACATGGATATATGACTCCAATATGTAATAAAGATTTATGTAGATTAAGAAAACTTGGAATAGGTGCTCAAGCACCAGATATCATAGATGAGTTTTCTGAGGTTGAACATATAAAAGATATGAAGACTACTTATTATACTTTTAAATACAAAGAAATACCAATGACTTTTGCTTCAATAGATTTAATTGATGAGAAGTCTTTCAGAACTAGAATGATGGATTACGGAATATTTTGGATGACATTACCTAAACCTAAAAAGGGCCCACCTCCGTTTGAAATGTTAATGGCTGCATTAATTGCAAATTCAAAACCAAGTGAAAAGGTTAAATATGAAGATACATTAGCAGATGTTAGATATTCAGTATTAAAAGAATTCTTTGAAAAATATATGGTACTTGATGATTTTGATAAATTAAAAGACGGTTACATTGTAAGAGAAGAAGAAAATGGACAAGATTATTGTTACTTTAAAAAAAATACACTAGACGGGTTTATTAAAAAATTATCAGGAAAGATATTTTCTAATTCATTAGAAGCAATAACTTTATTAGGCTGTGAAAAATTAGATTATTATAAAGGTCAAAAGAATATTTGGAAAGTTGCATTACCTGACTTTACAAAAAAAGAAAAAAGAACAGAACCAACAGTACAAAATAAACAAGGAAACTTAACGGAGTTAGATGACGCTTACCACGCACAGCAGTTTAGAACACCAAAATAGTATTAGAAATAAAACTATTAAGTATTATGGCCCGCCAGGAACGGGTAAAACAAATACATTGGTTCAAGAAATATTAACAGATGCTTTGGCTCAAGGAATTAGACCACAAGATATTGCTTTTATTTCTTTTACTAATAAAGCTGTTAATACTGCAATAAACAGAGCCCTATCTGCTTTTCCTAAATATACTTTAAAAGACTTTCAAAGATTTAAGACACTTCATAAATATTGTAAAAAATATTTTACAATAGAAGTATTTGATCCACAAAGATGTATGATTGATTTTGCATTAGAGAATCAAATTATTAAAAGTTCAGATTCAAGATTAGATGATGATTCTTTTGTATATAAAGATTGGTCTTTACATATTTATGATAAGGCAAGAAACATGATGAAGCCTGTAGAAGAAGTTTATCGTAATGAAACATATAAAAGAGAATCATTAGATTTATTATTAAGAAAGGTTCAAGTTTATAATAAATACAAAAGAGATGGTGCAACTCAGTATATGGACTTTACTGATATGATTGAAAAAACAATTGATGAAGTAAACTTTCCACCATTAGAGATACTTATACTAGATGAAGCACAAGATTTTACACCATTACAATGGTCTGTTGTTTATAAAATGGCAGCTAATGCTAATAAAATATATTTAGCTGGAGATGATGACCAAGCTATCTATAGATGGAATGGTTCTAATCATAAATATTTTACAACATATTTTCCTGGCCAAAAGAAAGTATTAACTCAAACAAGAAGATTTGGAAAAGAAATACATAGATTCTCACAAGTTGTTAGAAAAGGAATACTAGACAGTGAGCCTAAAGAATTTCTACCTAATCCAGATATTAAAGATAGTGTGCATCGTTATATATCTTTTGGAGATATAGACTTTAGTCAATATAAAGGTAGTTGGTATATCCTAGGTAAAATTAGAACTACTGTTAATGAACTTAGAATGATGGCTAAAGATAAAGGCTTATACTTTATGGATAACAAAGGTAATAAATCTTTTTCATCAACTAAATGGAAAGCAATTAAAACTTGGACAAAATTATCTAATGACAAAAAAATATCTAAAGAAGAAGCTATCAATATGTATAAATATGTTAGAGCTCTATCTAATGATCTATATAGAAAGAAAGAATTTTGGGATCAACAAGAAAATCATAAAGAATATAGTTTTGAAGATTTAAAAGCATGGTGTGGATTAACTTTAAAAGATGAAGTTAAATCACAAGAGTGGTGGCATGCATTAAAAAGAAATATTAAACCAACAGAAATAACTTACGTAAAAATTCTATTACAGAAATATGGACAAGATCAATTAAATAATGATCCTACAATCATTATAGATACTATTCATTCTGTAAAAGGAGGAGAAGCAGATAATGTTTTAGTTTATTTTAAAGCTGACTATGCTTCTCAATATCAAAACAAAACAAACATAGAGAAAATGGATGAAAAACGAGTTGTCTATGTTGCAGTAACCAGAGCAAAATATTCACTACACTTACTAAGTTCTGATTACAAATATAATTATCCAATAGGGGAAGATTATTTAACTTACATAAAGGAGAAAAGAAATGAGCAATAAAGCGTTTTTTAGACAAGTAGGAGGAAAACATTATCAATCTATGAAGATACAGCCCTCTCAGTTTATTAATGAAAACAATTTACCTTTTGCAGAAGGCAATGCAATCAAGTACATATGCAGACACAGATTAAAAGGAAAAAAAGAAGATATTTTAAAAGCCATTCATTATTTAGAAATGGTTTTAGAAAGAGATTATAATGACTAGTTTACAATATTCACTAACATTTAAGAAAAGTATTTGGCTATGTCCTTCAGAATACAAAGACTTATCTAATGCAACTGAGATTGCAATAGACTTAGAAACTAGAGATGATGGTATTAATGAGGGTCTTGGAGCTGGTTGGGCTATTGGTAAAGGTTATGTAATCGGTTTTGCTGTAGCTGTTGAAGGTTGGCAAGGTTATTACCCGTTTAAACATTTCGGTGGTGGTAATATGATTCCAGCACAAGTTATAAGCTACATGAAAGAAATATGTGCATTACCTTGTAGAAAGATATTTCATAATGCCCAATACGATTTAGGTTGGTTGCAATCTATGGGTATTCAAGTAAGTGGAGAGATAGTTGATACAATGGTTGCGGCAGCAATCGTTGATGAAAATAGATGGGCATATAATCTAAACTCATTAGCTAAAGATTATTTAGGAGAGATTAAAGCTGAAACAGATTTAAAAGAAGCAGCCAAAGACCATGGCATTGATCCTAAAGCTGAGATGTGGAAGTTACCTGCGGAACATGTTGGTTTCTACGCTGAACAAGATGCACGGCTCACGCTAAAGCTATGGGCATTTTTAAAGAATGAAATCATCAAACAAAATTTAACTACTATTTGGGAAATGGAATCTAAACTTCTTCCTATCTTAATTAAGATGAGACAAAAAGGAATTAGAGTAGATATAGAAAAAGCCCAAAGAATGATTAAAGAGTTTGAGAATCAAGAGAAAGAAACTTTAATTAAAATAAAACAAATAGTAGGAAAGGATATAGATATCTGGGCGGCAAGACAAATAGGAGAAGCTTTTGATAAATTAAAAATACCTTATCCTAGAACTGCTAAAAGTAATGAACCTAGTTTTACAGCTAACTGGCTTACAAACTGTCCTCATGAAATAGCTAAACTAATTGTTCAAGCAAGAGAGATAAATAAATTTCATGCTACTTTTTTACAAAGTGTTATGAGATACCAAATTAATGGTAGAGTTCATGCTGAAATAAATCAATTAAGATCAGATAATGGTGGTACAGTTTCAGGACGTATATCAATGTCTAATCCTAATTTACAACAAATACCAGCTCGTAATAAAGATTTTGGCCCTAAGATTAGATCTTTATTTTTACCTGATGAAGATCATAAGTGGGGTGCATTTGACTATTCTCAACAAGAACCAAGAATGGTTGTGCATTATGCTTCTTCTGTTGGTTATGAGGGAACACAAGAGTTAGTTAAAGCATATGAAAATGCTTCAGCAGACTTTCACCAAACAGTTGCTGATATGATTGGTATAGATCGTTCTCAAGCTAAAACAA